GGTAATTCGGACCCCGGCGTTTTTCTAGCCACAGCCCTCCATAGGGTCCACCACTTTTGATGGATTGAGAAAGTTGCATCAATGGCGCTGATGGCGAGACTTCTGACGCTCAGCGGACTTGAGCAGGAAGTCGGGAAAGACCGCCGCACCATTGGCAAGATCCTCGAAGGCTATCCGCCTGACGGCAAGGCAAACGGCCGCGATGCATGGTTCATCAAGACGTTTCTCAAGGCATCAGGCAACTCGGGCGACGGAGCTGCGCTTGATGGTGCCGCTGAGAAGGCGCGGCTCGATAAGGCGCGCGCCGATCTTGCCGAACTGGATCTGTCGGTGCGCGAGGGCCGGCTGGTTCCGGCGTCAGCGATTGAGAAAGCATGGGCCAACATTGCCACGGAGATCAGAACGCGGTTGCTCTCGATCCCAGCAAGCACGGCGCCGCGCATCACGGGCAAACTGACAACGGTAGAAATTGAAGCGATCATCCGTGAGCAAATCGATGAAGCGCTCAACGCCATCTCGGGCGCGACCATCGTCGCGGAAGATGACGATCAGGATACCGAGCAACACGGTCCTCGCAGACGTGACGGCCAAGGTGCTGGCGCGGTTCAAGGCGTCACCGAGGCTTAAGTTATCGGAGTGGGCGGACAGGTTTCGGCAGTTGAGCCGGGAGGGTTCGGCGGAGCCGGGCAGGTGGAGGACGGCGCGCGCTGAATACCAGCGCGGCATGATGGACGCGATCACCGATCCCTCGATTGAGCGGGTTGTGGTGATGAAGGGCGCTCAGGTTGGATGGACGGAGATCATCAACAACGCTCTCGGGTATTTCGTCGATCACGACCCGTCGCCGGTGCTGACGGTCCAGCCGACCGTGGAGATGGCGGAGGCGTGGTCCAAGGAACGCCTGGCGCCGATGATCCGCGATACGGCGGCGCTGCGCGACAAGTTCAAGGACCCGAGGTCAAGGGACAGCGGGAACACGCTGCGGCACAAGGAGTTCGAGGGCGGATATATAGCCATCATCGGCGCCAATGCTCCGTCAGGGCTGGCATCGAGGCCGATCCGGGTGGTTCTGGCTGACGAGATTGATCGTTACCCGGCATCGGCTGGAACGGAGGGCGATCCGCTGAAGCTTGCGGAAAAGCGCCAGGCGACATTCTGGAACCGCAAGACGCTTCTCGGATCGACGCCGACGATCAAAGGCGTCAGCGTCATCGAACGGGAATATGGGCAGAGCGACATGCGGCGTTATTTCGTTCCCTGTCCGCATTGCACGCAATATCAAAGCCTCTCGTGGGCTCAGGTGAAGTGGGACCAGGACGGGAACGGCCATCACCTTCCGACGTCGGCGACGTATCAATGCGAGCATTGTGGCACGCTCTGGTCTGACGTCGAGCGGTGGGATGCGATTGCAAAGGGCGAGTGGCGGGCCACATCCGCATTTGCCGGAACTGCCGGGTTCCATGTGTCTCAGCTTTATTCGCCATGGGTGAAGCTGGAACGCATGGTTCGGGAGTTTGTCGAGGCCAGGGGCAACCCCTCGCTGTTGCAGGTGTGGATCAACACCGTTCTTGGAGAGACGTGGGAGGAGCAGGGCGAGGCGGTCGAGGCCGCAGGGCTTAAGGGGCACTGCGAGCCCTACGGCGAATCGGACCTGCCCGAAGGCGTCCACTTCGCAACCGCTGGCGTGGACGTGCAGGGCGACCGCCTTGAAGTCGAGGTGACGGGCTGGGGCGCTGGCGATGAAAGCTGGGGCATCCGCTACGACGTGCTCTACGGCGATCCGGCACAGGAGGCCGTCTGGAAGGATCTGGACGCACTGCTGCTCGAGAAGTTCTGGACCGAGAGCGGCCGCCTGGTGCGCATCCGCTCCGCATGCATCGACACAGGCGGCCATCACAGCGCGCAGGTGCTGAAGTTTTGCCGCGCCCGCGTGGCGCGCCTGGTCTACCCGGTCAAAGGCGCATCCGGGCCGCGCCCGGTGTGGCCCAAGAGGGCATCGAAAACAGGCAACACGAGAGAGAATATCTGGATTGTCGGCGTGGACACCGCGAAGGACGCGATCTACGGCCGGTTCAAGATCAAGACGCCGGGGCCGGGCTACTGCCATCTGCCGATGGATTACGACGACGCCTGGTTCGAGCAGGCGACGGCGGAAAAGGTCGTCACCCGTTACAAGGAAGGCCGTCCCTATCGCGTGTGGGTGCTCGAAAAGGGAAAGCGCAACGAGGCGCTGGACTGCCGCGTCTACGCATTCGCGGCGCGGATGAGCCTCGACGCATCCAAGACCCGGCCGTCCACGGTCAAGCAGGAGCGCGATGCCGCTCCGGTCACACAAGATGAAACACTGCATCCGCCGCCTCCGGCGGTGGTGCAGACCATGAAACAGCGTCCCGCGCGGCGCATGAGATCACGAGGCATATTCTGATGGCAGGGATCACGCTCGCGGATGCCGAGGCGCAGCTCGCCCTCTGGGTGGCTGCCTCGGCCGCTGTCGCATCGGGCCAGAGCTATTCCATCAAGGATCGATCCCTGAGCCGTGTGGACGCGGGCGAGATACGCGAGCAGATCAATTTCTGGGATGCGTGGGTCCGTCGCCTGACGCCACGCTCCAGGGGCCGCACGCGCTACGTGGTGAACGAATGAAGACGGTCAGGTTCGGGCGCAAGCAGGTCACGGTTCCGTGGACCCTCACTGACCGCCTGATTGAGTGGGCAAGCCCGGCTGCCGGCATGGAGCGGCTGAGAAGCCGGGTCATGATGGCGGAGGCTGGTGGCTACAGCGGCGGCAAGCGCGACCGCCGCGCCACCCGCAACTGGCGACCCAAGCAGACCTCGGTCAACGAGGAGCTTTCATACGATCTCCCGGACCTGCGCTCGCGCTCCCGCGACCTCGCCCGCAACGTCCCGATTGCCACAGGGGCCATCAACACGGTCGTGACTTCGGTCGTGGGCGATGGCCTGATGCTTCAGTCGCAGGTTGACCGGGAAGCACTCGGGCTCTCAGCCGATCAGGCAGAGACATGGCAGCGCCAGGCGGAACGGGAGTTTGCCATCTGGGCGCGCCGTCCCGACTTCTCGTCGCGGCTGAACTTCGACGAAATGCAGGCCCTGATCCTGCGCGCGGTGCTGGAATCCGGTGACGTGCTGGTCGCGCGCCGCCGCCGCCAGGACATTGCCGACACCTATGGGCTCAAGCTGCAGATCATCGAGGCGGATCGGCTGTCGAACCCGAACAACCGGCAGAACACGCCGACGATGGTCGACGGCGTCGAACTCGACACCGACGGCGTGCCGGTGGCCTATCATATCTCGACCCGCCACCCGGATGACACGGGCGGCGGCGTCAAGAGGGACTGGCGGCGCTTCGAGGCCGGTACGACAGCAACCGGAACGCCGCTCATTCTTCATCTGTTTCACCAGATGCGGCCGGACCAGGCGCGCGGCATTCCGTACCTGTCACCCGTCATCGAGGCCATCAAGCAGCTGGGCGACTATGGCGAGGCGGAGATCCGCGCCGCGGTGATCTCCGCCATGTTCACGGTGTTCGTGAAGCCTGCCGGCATCGAGGACGACGGGGACGCGAGCTTCATCGGCTCGAACGATGCCGCATCGAACGTCGATCCGGCGTCCGAGATCGCGCTCGGGAATGGCGCCGTGGTTGACCTGGCACCCGGGGAAGACGTGACCTTCGCGGACCCGAACCGCCCGAATACCGCATTCGACGCATTCGTGACGGCTATGTCCCGGCATATCGGCGTGGCGCTTGAGCTGCCCTACGAGCTGCTGCTGAAATCGTTCACAGCCTCCTATTCGGCGTCCCGCGCCGCCCTCGAGATGGCGTGGCAGATGTTCCGCATGCGGCGGTCGTGGCTGGCGTGGAAGTTCTGCCAGCCGGTCTATGAATGGGTCATCACGGAAGCCGTGGCGTCCGGCCGTCTTGCCGCGCCGGGCTACTTCGACGACCCCATCCTGCGGGAGGCATGGCTGGGATCGGACTGGATCGGGCCGTCGCGCATCCAGCTCGACCCCTACAAGGAAGCGTCCGCGGATCAGATCGACCTGCAGATGCGGACAAAGACCAGGGCCCAGATCATCATGGAGCGCACCGGCGGCAGTTTCGAGGCCAAGCACGCGCAGCTGGTGCGAGAGCAGCGCCTGGCGCTGGCCGACGGCATCATCACCGAGCCCACCGTCGGGCAGGCCATTCAGGGCGCACAAGGCCCGCAAGGGCAGCAAGGCGCGCCGGACGAAGGCCAGAACGAAAGGGAACAGGAATGACGCATCCGCGCATTTCCGCAAGGCTGCTGAACACCATGCTGATGGTGCATCCGGGGAAAGCCGCGGCTATCCTCGCGGGGCTGGGCGGACGCATCACGGGCGCGGCCATTGATCTCGATGGCGCCGAGACCGTTGCGCACGTGGCATTCGGCTCCGGCCGCCCGTCTCTTGGCACTGTGGGCGACCGGCTGGGCCGGGCTTATGAGCGGCGGGGCGAGAGCCCTTACGACATCGTGGGCAACGTGGCCGTCATTCCCATCGAGGGGTCGCTCGTCCACAAGGGCGCATTCGTCGAAAGCTCCAGTGGGGAAACCAGCTATCAGGGCATCCAGACGCAGGTCGCGCGCGCCATGAAGGATCCGGCCGTCAGGGGCGTGGCGTTCGAGATCGACAGCTATGGCGGCGAGGTGTCCGGGGCTTTCGAGACCTCCGACATGATTGCGGAGCTCTCCCGAGTCAAGCCGACGATCGCCATCCTCTCGGACCACGCCTATTCGGCCGGCTATCTCATGGCCGCCGCCGCCAGGCAGATCGTGGTGCCGGAACAGGGCGGCGCCGGTTCCATCGGCGTCATCACCATGCACACCGACATGAGCGCCGCGCTCGAGCGCTCCGGCCTCAAGGTGACGATCCTGTCGGCCGGTGCGCACAAGGCCGATGCCAATCCCTTCGAGCCGCTTCCCGACGAGGTGGCGAACAGCATCAGGGCCGACCTCGAAGGCGCCCGCGCGATGTTCGCTGGCCGGGTGGCACAATACCGGGGCGCACGCCTCACCCTTGAGAATGCAATGGCTACCGAAGCCCGGTGTTTTACCGGTGCCGAGGCGGTGAGGGCTGGCCTGGCAGACGCCACAGGCCATCCGTCGGAAGTCTTCGCGGCGTTCATTTCAGCACTTAACCGGGCCTGACGGCCCACAACATCGAAAGGACCTCACCCATGTCAGTGACAGGGATGCTGGCGGCCGTCGCCAAGGCAGCGGCCATGGAAGCGGACGACACCGAAAACGAGGATGCCAAGGATTGCAGCTGCAATCCCGAAGATCCCAATTACTCGCCGGATTGCGACTGCGGCGAGACGGCGGAAAAGCCGGAAGACGAAGAGGACAAGGTTACAAAGGCCGTCAAGGCCGAGCGCAACCGCGTGCTGTCCATCGCCGCCGCCGCCTTCCCCGGTCAGGAGAAGCTGTGTGCCCGGATGATCAACAGCGGTGCCAGCGTCGGCGACGCGGCCCTCGCGTTCAACGCTGATCACAAGGCCAGGGGCGCCAGGGTGCTGGCAAGCCTCGATGCCGATGAAACCGCCGTGAAGGGGCTTCGCTCCGAACCGGCCAACGGCGCTGAAGCGCAGAAGAGCCCGCTTGCCGGTCTCAGCGGCGAAGCCCTCTGGAAGGCCGAGTTCGCTGGTTCGGCAGACCTGCGGGCCGAGTTCGACAGCGAGCACGGCTACCTCGCATTCAAGCGCGCCGAGGCCAATGGCCGCGTGCGCATCCTCAACAACAAGTCGGCCTAAAGGAGACTGACACATGACCACTCTTGCAGCGGACCTCGTCCGTGACCTGAAGCCCGGCGATCTGAACGATCTGCCGGTGATTGCTTCCGACATCATCTACGGCGGCGCGGCCGTCGGCATCGTCAAGGCGACGGGCCATGCCCGGCCGCTGACCTCGGCGGATCGCTTCGCCGGGTTCGCGCAGCGCCAGTGCGACAACTCGACGGGCGCGGCCGCGGCCAAGAACGTCCGTGTTGTCCGCAGCGGTATCGCCACGATCCCCGTGACCGGCGCCGTGATCACCGACGTTGGTGCTCACGTCTGGGCGACCGACGACAACGCCTTTTCCTTCATCGGAACGGGCGGCGTCTATATCGGCCGCGTGGTCCGGTTCGTGTCGTCCGGCATCGTCGACGTCCAGTTCGACGCCGGCATCATGAACGACCCGTTCGAAGGCTACCTGCACGAGAGCCTGGCTTCGGGTGCGACCCTCGATGCGCAGGACAGCGGCAAGGTGATCTGGATCACCGCCGATGCGCAGACCATGACGCTTCCCGCTGTTGAGGGCCTCTCTGGCGTGATCATCGCAAATGCCGGTGCTTACGGTGAGATCGGCATCACGGTCGCTGCCGGTGCGGGCGACATGGTGGAAGGTGCCAACATTACGGCCGCCGATACCAAGGGGCTCATCAACACGAAGGCCACCGCCCAGCGCGGAGATTTCGTGGAGATCGATTACAGCGACGCCAACGGTTACGTGGCCCGCCGCGTCCGCGGCACCTGGGCTCGCGTGGCCTAACCTCTGACAGTCTGAGAAAGGAAAACCGGACATGAGTGCGAATCTCATTACCTCTCGGGCCGTCATCGGCTCGTTCTATGCGGCACTCGACCAGGCCGACGCGGGATGGGTCAACGACCTGTCCTTCAAGGTCCAGTCGAACCAGGCATCCGAGCAGTATGCCTGGCTCGGCATGGCGCCCGCGATGCGGGAATGGCTGGGCGGCCGCGCGGCCACCGACCTCCGCGAGTTCAGCTACTCGCTGGCGAACAAGGAACACGAGGCCACGCTTGAGGTCACAGTTCCCGAACTTCGCCGGGACAAGACGGGCCAGCTCAACGTGCGCATCGGCGAACTGGCCGACCGTGTCATGAGCTATCCCGCGAAGCTGCTCTCGACCCTCATCGAGGCCGGAGAAAGCACCACGTGCTACGACGGGGCGTATTTCTTTGATACGGCCCACGCGGAAGGCAGCAGCGGCACGCAGGACAACGACATCACCTATGCCGCTGCCACCGGCACGACGCCTACTGTCGATGAAATGCGGACGGCCATCATCAACTCGATCAAGCAAATCCTGGGCTTCAAGGATGACCGCGGCGAGCCGATGAACGAGAACGCCCGCACCTTCGCGGTCATGGTCCCGCTGACCTACTGGCAGCAGGCCATCGAAGCGGTCACGCTTCCGACCGTTTCGGCCGGCGGCGCCAACGTCATCCCCAATCTTCCCGGCTTCAACATTCGGGTTCTCCCCAATGTGCGTCTGTCCTGGACGACCAAGATGGCGACGTTCCGCACGGATGGCCGCGTGAAGCCGTTTATCCTGCAGGAGGAAATGCCGATCTCGATGAAGGCTGTGGCCGAAGGCTCGGAACTCGAGTTCAACGAGAACAAGCACCGCTACGGCGTCGATTGGAGCGGCAACGTGGGTTACGGTTATTGGCAGCATGCCTGCCTGACGACCTTTACCTGATCCAGCAACCATTAGCAGGGTGCCGTGATGGCACCCTGTCTGCTTTCATAAAGGACAGACATGCAGAATTATCGTGTTGATGGCGGGGTTCTCAGCCTCGGCCAGGGAACCGTCGTGGGGCTCAGCGATGAGCAAGCCGCGCCGCGCATGAGCCGCATGGAGAAGATCGGCGGCGGCAAGTACCGCCTGCGCGAGGTGATGGAGTTCAAAAGCGGCGAGACGATCAAGGTCGCCCTCGACGACATTCCGAAGTGCTTTCGCGGTATCGCGGTTTCACTCGATCCGCCGGCCGAGGCGTCATCCGATGCGCCGGTCAGGATGAAGAAGTCCGCAAAGGCCACGGCCTGACATGCCCGTCGAGTCCGCCGCAGACCGCCTGACGTTCGTCTCGGTGGATGACTTCGGCGTGCAGGCGGCATACTCGCAGAACGACGCGCTAGAGGTCACGATCCCCGGCATCTTCGACCGTCAGCACCTGGCTATCGAGGCGGGCGACGGCGCGGTGACGGGCTTTGCCGTGACATTCACCTGTCGCGCCGATGACCTCGCGCAGTTGCCATTTCAAAAGGCGCTGCAAGGCGACTGGCTGACCATCGACGGCGAACGCTGGATGGTCGTCGAACCGCAGCCGGACGGCACCGGCATGGTGATGCTGCTGCTGAGGAAGGTCTGAGATGGCCGAACATGTGCGCGCGCGCATCAGGGATGCAGTCGTTGCGGTCCTGCGCGGCACGGTGCCGAACAGGATGCGTGTTTATCCCATGCGGCGGATGCCGCTGCAGGCGGAGCAGCTGCCCGCGTTGCTTGTCTACACGCTGGCAGAAGACGCCGCCGTCGAGACCATGTCGGGTCCGCGCTTCATGGCGCGCGATCTCGATCTTGTCGTCGAGGGCGTGGCTCAGGACAATGACGATCTGGAGGCCGAACTCGACCGGCTTGCGGTGATCATCGAAACCCGTCTCGGTGCCGCCTTGAACGACCCGGCCAGCACACTCCGCGGGCTTGCGCGGGCGGGCGGCCTCGTAAGGACCGAGATCGGCATGAGGCCGCCGCAGTCGCCTGACGAAGCCGGGACAGGCCACATCGTGACGACGTTCCGCGTCAACTACCGGACGCGCAGCGACAACCCAGAACTCAACACATGAAGAGGATCAACTGATGGGTACCCACTGGGGAAATGAAGGCCTTGTGCGTGTTGGCAGCAACACCGTCGCGGAGGTCACGGAATACGAGTTCACGCAGTCTGTCACGCCGGTTGACGATACCGCCATTGGCGATGCCTGGAAGACGCATATTGCCGGGTCCGGCATCAAGGAGTGGAGCGGTTCGATCACCTGCCACTGGGATGAGGCAGACACCAACGGCCAGGAGGCGCTTGTGGTGGGCGCGTCGGTGACGCTCAACCTGCACCCCGAGGGCGCCACGAGCGGCGACAAGTACTGGACCGGAACCGCCTCGATCACTGAGGTCACGATGACCGTGCCGATGGACGGCAGCACGATCCGCCGGACTTTCAACTTCATGGGCAACGGCGCGCTGACGCTCTCGACGGTGTAATCATGGATTTCCGTCAGCAGATAAAGGAGCGCGCCCGCGCGCAGTTCTCTAACCGCGAGACGCACAAGATCGAGGTTCCCGAGTGGGGCGCCACGATCTTCTACAAGACGCCGAACCTCGCCACGATGAAACTGGTGAACTCGGAATCCCAGGGCGATCCCATCGAGATGCAGGCGCGTCTCGTGGTGGCGTGTGCGACTGATGATACCGGCGAGAAGATCTGGAGCAAGGCCGAATACAAGGACTTGATGACGGCCGTTGATCCCGCCGTCGTTGCGCGGATCGCCAATCAGATCATGACCGACGCGAACCTCGACGGCGGTCCGCAGAAGCGGGCGGAAGACGAAAAAAACTGAGAGCCGATCCGCTGGCCATGGCGCTCTACACGCTGGCGGATCGGCTGCACAAGACAGTCGCCGAGATTGAAGAACTGAGCATCGAGGAGCTGCGCGGATGGTTTGCCTATCTGCGGATATTGGCCAGGGACAAGTGACATGAGCACCAAGGCACGCCTCGGCATCGACATCGTTGCCACCAACAAGACGGCGGCCGCTTTCGCTTCGGTGCAGAAGAATGTCGGCAGCATTCAGAGAAGCATGCAGTCCCTCAAGTTTCTGATGGCTGGTTTCGTCACCGGGAACTTTCTTGAAGGCATGATGCGGTCGTTCGTCGAAGTGTCGAAGCAGTCTGCTCCCGTCAAGGCGGCGCTGGAAGGTCTGAGCAGTTCCTGGAACAGCTTCGCGCAGAAGGTGGGGGAGAACGGGCTTAACGAGGCCCTGATCAACTTCGCCAATCGAATGTCAGGACTGATCCAGAACACGAACGGCCTGGCACAAGCCCTCGGCGCGCTGATGGGCGGGGCTGTCAACGGCATGGGCCGCACCTTCGAGGTGATCGGGCGCGCGATTGGCTTCGCATATGACAATCTCGGGTTTCTGACGCGGGCCATCGCAGTCTTTATCGGCCTCAAGTTCGGGCAGCAGATCGCCTGGACAGGCATGACCATCTTGCGCTTTGCCGCCGCCATGCGGATCGGTGCAATGGCGATGGGGTTATTCACCGTCGCCACAAATATCGGCAAGAAGGGGCTTATGGCCCTGACGGCCGTCGGCATCGCCGCCGCTGTCGGCATGGAGTCCGTCACCGAAGTCCTCTCGAATACCATGCAGAACATCGAGCGCATGATGGGGCCGGTGTTCTCGACGCTGAATGACGGCCTTCAGGCGCTCGGCCTCGATACCAGCGCGCTGACGAATGAGCTGGCTGGATTTGTGGCCGTCGGCTCCAAGGTGCAATCGACGCAGGCCAACCTGGGCAAAGGTGCATCTGATGCGAGCCTCGGCGTCACCAAGCTGAGCGACAGTTTTTCCATGCTCGGCATGGAGACCGTGCACGTGATGACGCCCATGCAGGAGGTCATGAGCCAGATGCAGGACATGGGCTCTAGCATCAAGAGCAGCCTTGGCAATTCTCTGTCGGACGTCATCACCGGCACCATGAGTGTCAAGGATGCATTCGCCTCGATGGCGCAGAGCATTATCCGCACCATGGCGGATATGGCCTCGCAGCTGGCGATAAATGCCGGGTTCAAGTTGCTGATGAGCATGCTGGGTGTAGGCGGCGGAGCCGGGTTCAGCTTTGGCGGCATGATGTTTGGCGGCGTGCGCGCGGCCGGCGGTCCAGTGAGTAGCGGCCGCAGCTATCTCGTGGGCGAAAAAGGCCCGGAAATGTTCACGCCGGGCCGTTCTGGCACGATCACGCCGAACCACGCGCTTGGCGGCGGCATGAACGTGACCGTCATCAACAATACGCCCGCGCGGGTGAACACCAGCCGCGGCGCCGATGGCGGCCTGCGCGTCGAGATCGTGGAAGAGATGGTTGCCAATGCGTTCGCCCGCGGCGGCAGCAAGATCGACCAGGCGATCCAGCTTGGCTATGGCCTCAGAAGGGCGGGCCGCTGATGCCGCTGTCTGCCGCTTTGAAAGAGATTTACGCCTCGGCACCGGCCACGCAGCGGTATATCGAGACTCTTTCCTTCGGGCACTCGCTCTTCCCGCAGACCTATTACCTGACGAACGACAACGCCGCATGGGACTTCCTGCTTGAAAGCGGGCAGTTGGTGACGTTCGCGCCGATGCCGTTCAGGATCATTTTGCCGACGCTGGACGGCAAGGGGCAGCAGGATTTGTCCCTGACGCTGGCCAACATCGGCCGCGACCTGGTGGACCCGCTGGAGGCGGCTATCGCGCTGCCGTCCGAGCCGATCCGCTGCACATACCGGGTTTACATCGACACGCCTTCGACCTCGCCTCAGAACTCCCCGCCGCTTGTCCTGACAATCACCGGCGTCAGCGTGACGGCGGAAGCGGTTTCCGCGACCGCAACCCGGACGGACGTTCTCAGCCGGGCTTTCCCCTTCAATTTCTACACAACTGCAACTTTCCCGGG